GTTTCAGCGATCGTTCTTTGTCTGCTAACGATAGTATCGATTTCGCTTTTATCTGGTAACTGAGAGTTTTCTGGGCTATTCCTTAATATCCCTGCGTTGCTTATTTCGTAGCCATGAAACTGCAAAAAATCACTCATGGCATAATGGATAAGCATCGGCTGAACATATTGTGATACCAATGTAGAATAGTTGCCAGATAATCCAGTAGTACGAACATCAGTAAGGATTTTCTGATATAGGACTGTTCCAAGAACCTCTTGTACTTCGATATCTTGAGCCACCTTAATAAATGGTGTTATCTTGTCAACATCGACATTCCCATTTAACGATGTATACTTAAAAATATCGTCTGTCGTTACTAGCAGTACAATGTCATTTGGTGTCATTTCTTTAATCCTCCGTTATTAGGCATATCAATAGGTCTTGTTTTGGCTTTACTCCATGCTGGTGGGCTAAAGGGAACTCCCGATGCAGTAGCCTCCAGATTCGGCACTTTGCGATAATTTTCTAAATCTCGTTCATCGGTACCAATTTCGTTAGGTTGCAAAGGCAAGAATTTCCCTGCCGTCTGTTTGCGTTTAAAGGTCAATCGTTCCCAGTAATGGTGGCAATTAACCCCTCCCTTGAATTTCCAGATTGAGTACGATGATTTTCCTGCTGGTGCAAATTGTCCATTGATGCCTTCGTCACCCATAGTCAAAATGTCCTCCCTGCGGTAAACAACATTTAAGTTGCGATTGGCAACCATGTCCTTACAGAAAATCCTGCTATTGCTAGAATATTTGTCTGGTCCATAACGATAACGAATCTTAAAAATACCCTTGTCATCCGTACTCTTAGCGTTTGGCTCTGCAAAGCGTTTAAAGAACTCAAATTTGTTAGAATGGATATCGGCTTCGTCATCAGTATTTTCTACTGGCGATATGTCTACCAGTTCCCATTCGCTCTCGTCAATTTTTTCGCCCTTATCTGCAAGGTGTAACAACCAATCGTTTTCGTCATTATCAGACATAGCCATCGATTTACGATTGATTTTGGCTTGTTCAATAGGTACGCAATTAGGAACTTTAACTCCGTTCTTAGTTTTAAATCCTACCATTTCGTAACCATCCCAACAAGGATTGTCAACTGCTAATGATAAATCTTTTTTATCGATTTGTTCTAGTTTGCGTTCTGCCCACGCAATTCCAGATTCGCCACCCCACGCATCCCACATTAATCCTCCGCATCCCTCAGTATACGGAACATCCTTGTTTTGCTGATGCCTACGAAATGATGCCATACGAGCAATAGTATCTCGGCTGATATTTTCTTTGTTTGCTAATTGATGGGCTCGTGCTTTTCCAACGCCAGTTCCACATTCGCCCCAACCATTTTCCTCCGCATATTTAACTGCTCGTTTTGCATTATTGACTGCACTATCTGGATAATCATTATATGTTTCCTCTAGTTCAACACTAGAATCGTTCATGTCAACTCCTATTTGGTCTGAGAATTTAAATGCAAAATCCTTATCCTCGTTAGTAGTCATTAACTCGTCTCCCTGCAAAGGATTCAATGGCTTAAAATAAAGTTCAAGATTGACCTCTTGATAACTCAAAATCATGTTCATCGCCTCACAGATCATATTTTGAAATGGTCGAATAACCATATTGTCAAATAAAACGATGCTTGTTTTGAGTTCCTCTGCGTTAGACGAGAATCCATTAGCTGTATTTTTAATACCAAAAATCAATGGGCTTGTAATTCCATGAGCCACCAAAACTTTGTCCTGCGATTCGCTCGACATAAACTGATATTGGTTATGAGCATCGCTCAAAGGCACCGCAGTTATATCGGCTTTAGTATCTGCTGAATCGTTCCACGAGATAATCGCCCTACCAGCGTTACTGCTACCCGACCATTTGCTCATGATAGCCCCTTCGATTGATAACTTGGTTTCCTCTGGTGGCTCACCATTATTGAAATTAATCAACATGGATGGTGCTAAGCCATTTTTGATATTGTTAATATGGTAATTGGCAATTTCAGTTTCGAGTTCCGCATATTGTAAACCTCCTTGATAATCAACTGGACTAAAATAAAATGTACCAGTCGAATAGGGGCGAATAACAAGTAGGCTTTCTGGTGCCTCTGGATTGAACTCAAAGTTTGGGATGCGTTTTGGTTCTTGACCTCTTTTTAATTGTGTCCAATCATGGAAATAGTAATACGCATCAATCTCGCCCTTGTCATTGCATTTTTCTGGTCTGATTGTTTGGATGGGAAAATGATAAACCTTAGCGATTTTCTTTTTATCTTTTGTTTTGACAATTTGGAAACACGCTTGTCCTAACAATTTTAAATCCATGACTACATTGCGTAGGCATTTTTCGTCAAACAATTTGCGTAATTCAACATAAGCACCTAAGTTTCTATTGCTACGCTTGGCATCGATGCCTTGACCATATATTAAGTCGGCTATTCCTTTGACGCAACGATTATTGGTAGGGCTACCATGAAACATGTCAATCAGATATCCATAGTAATCGTTATCGTCTCCATATTCTACCCATAACTTGTTCTTGCGTTCAATGATGCTAGGCGTAGTATAGGTACTTAAATTCAGTACTCGAATTTTGCTATTGCTTATAGTGTTAACCATTCTTTTGTATTGTTATTTGTAGCAGTCCATGTTTTGCGATTAAGCAAGATATTAGGCGAATTTGTTACCCATCTGTTTACCATCTCGTAAAACAATGTATTAGTTCCATCAAAGCAACGCACAACCAATTCATCCAGATTATTTGAAACATCGCTGATAGCCGTCATATTTGGCAAAGTTAATTGAACTCCAGAGTTTGTGCTGGAATACGCTTGAGTAAGGGATACTTGAATCTTAGTCAATTTATGTACAACCACCAATGTTATGTTCCCTGCTGGAAAGGGAATCAATGGGTAAATAAAAATTGTTGTATCAGTCGGCTTGATGTACATATACAATATAACGAAAGATACGGATTTTGTTAGAAAAAAAAAGCCCCCAATTACGGAGGCTTCCTAAATCTAAATCAAATATCAATTACACAGGTGTTGCATCTGCGGTAAAGATTGTACTCAAACCAGCATAAGTTGTAGAGTCCAATGGTCTTGGGGGGTTTGATTCACTAGCAACAAAAGTAACTGAATAGTTACGAGGGTCGCCTAATGCAGTACCAAAGTTTTCAACTCCAGTTGTCGCATCTGCACCATATTCCTCGCCTACCAACCAGAAGTTATCGTTTCTGTCCCAAACAACGATACGCCATCTGCCTTTAGCCAATGTGTTGTAATCGTTAAAATCATAGATGGGCGTAGTCAAAGATTTAGGTTTAAAAACAACAGTCAAATTCTGGTCGTACATAGTAGTTCCATTATCCCTGCTAGAAGTCATTGCAACGTCAAAAGATGACGAGCCTTTTAATTCCCAGAAATAACCAGTAACTAAGGTAGCCCCAGAAGTTTTAATAGATTTTACTGTCCCTACTTGACCAACTGTTTGTAGTTCGATAACGTCACTCCAAACAAACGGAATTAAGAAAATCCCTTGTATACCGCCTACATACTCTTTGCAGGGTTCAAGACGGGCATCGATTGAATTACATGGCATAGTTTTATATTTTTTATTTTGACATTTTAAAAAAGGGCTGGATTACCCAGCCCTATATTTTTTCTCAATAACCGATTAGGTTACGTTAATTACAACTTGCTGAGTTGGGTTAGTTGCAAGAATACCGCCAGTAAAACGCATGATAATACGAACATTCTGACTTCCGTCAATGTCAGCCATATCAATCAATTTTACTTCGTTGTAATCAGAAACCAAGCCAGTACCAAAGTGCAAATCAGATTTCAAACCCAATACGCAATCTGAATCGTTAAGACCAGGACACATAACAACTGGAATACCTTGGAAGTTCATTGGCTTTTCTCCAACATAGAACTGGAAGTTATAGTTACCAGCAGATAACGCACCTTGATACGCTTTCATGGTCAAAGGTCCAACATAGAATTGGTAGCCCTCTTTACCATACAATGCACTAGGTGAATTGTCCAATGCCTCTTGAAAACGAGCAACTACGTTAGAACTGCTTGTAGCACCAGAGAATGAGCGAACGATAGCGGAGTTATCTACAAGATAACCGATCATTCCATCTTGACCAGCGACAATTGCTGAATCATACCAAAGGTTCGATTTCCAAATACCCAATTCGTTTTGTTGAGCAACTTGGGCTGAGGTTTGTGCCAATACAAATTCCTCAAAAGTAGCGGGTAAATTCTCAAACGCAGAGAATCCCATTTGCATTGTTTCCCATGTGTTAAACAAGTTCTTCTTACACAAAGTTAAGTTTACTTGTTTTTCAGTCATGGTCATAACATATTCTGTCAATGTTACTGAACTTGAATCGGTAAAATCACAAGTTGCATTATCGATGCTTACGCTTGATGCGTAGTTACGGATAACTTCCTTGAATTTAACATTAGGGTGAATTGTAATCAATTCCTTCGCCAAAGTTTCGCCCGACAAAAGTGCCGCAGCGATATACTTTCCACTAAATTCACCAGCATAGGTGTTAGTAGACAGCGTAGGACCAGAGAGGTGAAGTTTTCTATTTTTCATGGTTGTGGTTTTTAAGAGAATAATTGACTAAATACTCGGTCTGTGATTGTTTCCTCACGTTGCGCACCGATTTTAAAGTTGATTTTAGTTTTGCTATTTTGCTCTGGGTTGAAAAAAGTACGATTCCCTTCAGTAGACAAAGCCTCTTTTAAAGCCTCATTTTCTTGTGATAACGCATTAAGTTTCAATTCAAAGGCACGCAATGTTTCTGCGATTTCAGGTGAATGTGCACTCATCTTAGTTTTGTTTTTTGCTTTTTTGTATTCGCTGATTAACTCCTCTGCATCTCCATTGTCAACAATGCTAACAATAGCCTCAGCAATTTTTTCTGCTAGTGGAGCATTTTCTGGTCCAACCATATCCTCGCATTTTACTAACAAGGCTGGTTTACCCATAGTTTGTTCTTCAATTTTTTCCTCTATTGCAGGATTGTCCATTACTGGGGTTTCTGCAAATTGTGTTTCTTTAGTCATAGATTCGATAATTGTTTTTGGTGTCATTGGTGCGGTTTGCTCGACAACTGGAGAACTTTCCATTTCAGCACTCTCGGGAGTTTTAGTTCCAATGGCTGAGATAATACCAGATTCGTCTACACTTACAACTGAACCATCTTCCAATTCGTAATCTCCAGATGGAACTGGAATGTTACCATCGGCAGTTACAATAAATACTGAATCACCGATAGCGAAATTTTCTGAATCGAATATGGTTTCCCCATCTGCTGTCTTTTTTTGAGACATTTGAATGGCAACTGATTTTTTATATCCTAATCCACCTAATACGCGGTCTAAGATATTTTGTGCTTCGTTTGACATAACTATATAACGGATTAATTTTGAGTTGTTAGATTTTTGTGTAGCCTAAACTTTTGATGTATTCATCAAGTTCTGGATGGACTGCTAGTTTACTCGCTTTTACACTAGAGTTTTCTGCAAAAAATCCCTCTATTGAAAAGCCTTTTACTAGCCCAGTTTTAACATATTCATTCCAGATTTGGTCATTGGCTACTTTCATAGTAACCATCCAAGTTCCGACTGGATCGTTCAATCCATATAAGGCACTCTTGTCATTGACCATGTCCTCTTTAATCCAAGTTTCTACAAGGCTTAATCCATGAATATTAAACTCATGCTCTAGAGTAGCATTGTTTTGATTACCTCGTGTCAAATAAAGTTCCGATGCTCTGCGAACTGTATTCTGACTAAAATAACAATAGAACTCCTCTCCGTCTTGGTTGCGATAAATAGGCTTGTCTGGAATCAATGCTGGTCCCATCAAAATACGCTTGTCAGAATCGAGAGTCGCAAATTTGACATTGTGCTTTTTTAAGGCTATAAAATTGGACTCAATCGCTGGTGCCGATACAATCGAAATTGCATCAATACCATGTGCTAACTGGTCCTCATCCAATATGAGTTCTACAATACGCATTTTTAATATTTTTTAAT